AATAACCCACTTCTAAGCCACGATAAGACACCCTATCTACTACTTTCATACAATCTACTCCCTTATCCTAAACTCAGGCCCTACCTCGACGGCACTTGTAACACTTGATTACGTAAGCGGATGCACTACCACGCATACAACTACAGGTCATTTTTCTTCTCTCACTATCGTTTCCATTCGGGATCTAACTATATCGACTATGTCAGTGCTAAACAACATGACTATTTTCATTAGTTCTTTTTGGTATTCCTTTTCGGTCATTACTTTTTACCCATGCTTTCAATTCTTAAACCATATCCTAACGCCTTTGAGTTATCAATTCTATATACTAAGTCAAATTCTTTTGCTTTTAAACCCCCGTCTGAAAGCCACTGGTCTAAAGTAGTCCCGAGACCTGCCCTTAGTATGGTGTCAGTATCGCACTGACCATTATAGAACTCGCTAGAATGTTTCATAAGATAAACGTTGATCCCTAGGTATGTCCTTTCAATTCCTTTTGAATCAGTCCACTTAAAGTCAGGGTCTACTCCCCCGACGAAGCGTAAGATAGCGTGTTCGCCATCTCTTAGTGCAAAACTCTTAACTTTTCGATATGCTGCTAATAGGTCACTCATCAAGTCTTTAGTGTAGGAAGGGGTAGATAAGTATTTTGAAATAGGGAATATGTTTATATAATGGATTTAGGTATAATCATTTAATGGTATTACGAGCAAAGAGAGCTAAAAACGGGAGAATGATGTATTTTAAAGATAATAAACTTATTTCTAAAGCACGTTACCAAGCCGCTAAAAGTCGTTCATCAAAATCAACTAAGCGATCCGTTGCTCGTAAGCCCTCAAAAAGGAGTAATATGAAGAAATCAATCCCCCATCCAAGTATCACGGGCATGGCTTCAGGCCTAGCCATAGCAGCATATCTAAATGCAGGACAAGCAACCACAACCGCAACCGGTACCTCTTTGGGTAATGTTACGGTTATGACCGACGGAGTGATAAAAGACATAACAGACGGCCAACTAGGTGCCGCATTCAATACACTATCAGGAAACGCAATTAATATGATTGCTTCAGATGCTGGTAGAAAGACATTAGTTACTGCTGGAGGAATTGCCGCCCTTGGTGCTTTTGCTCGTAAGCGGTTTCCTCAACTAAAACTAGGTGGAAATTCTTTATATTTCCGCATTTAAGGAGTAAACAACAATGGCAACAACAATAACAAGAACATTTGACGCAACACCCGTGGATAAAGCCTACTTTTCACTCACGGATAACATGCTATCCAGTTCGCTGGGCAACATACAGGTACCGCAAAATTCGAGTCGTATCTCGAGAGTGGATTGTGCATTTGACACAACCAACGCCAAAGGATATCAAGTAGTATGTAGATTACTAGGTTCTAATATGTCAGAACAAAATTTTACTATTATGGGAATAGCTGGTGATACTGCTGATGCCGCCGCCGCGGTTGGTTTCAATACAGTGCCAGTCGCTTTCCCTTTAGCTGGTGTTAACAATATAGATTTACAGATAGCAATTCAATTTGCCGCTGGTGGTAGTGCTTCCGCTTCTAGTGGATCCGTTACACTCTATTTCGAATAAGCATGGCTAAAGAACGGATAGGGTCTAACGCCATATTTACAGGACCACAAAAGGGTCTAACTACAATAGGCGATCACTGTTATGCCTATAGTGGTGCTTCTTCTATTACTAGTGGTAGTTATAGCGAGGTATTAAATTTTACAACAGGTAAACAATACATATTAGCTGATTTACAATTGTCGTCACTAGAATCAACGGGGTCAGATTTGTATTATAAAATAACACTTAACGGCGTTGAGGTTGTAGCTCAATTTAATAATAATGCTTATCAAACTTATCCATATGGTATGACTCCTATACAATTATTGTTTCCACCTAATAGTATAGTTATTATTTCAGCTCAACGGGGTAGCGGATCTGATTACAATGTTTATGCTTCAATACGTGGTAAAATTTACCGATGAGCTTAGCACCAAGTCTAAGTGTATCAAGAGTTAAGGAAGGATATATCTATGGGTGGAGTGGAACTAAAGCCCTTACCAGTTCGGCACTAACGCTTTTAGATTATACGAACCCGTCAGAGTTCTTTCTAACTAGGGTTATGCTTGGTGTTGATTGGACTTCTATGGCCGCTGGTGAAACTTTATCTTATACTCTACAGGTTGATGGTCAAAGTATGTTTACCGAGAAGATCGTAATAGTAGACTTTAACCTCGGAGTTCAACCAAAAATGATTGAGTTTGTTATTCCTCCAAATTCAACGGTCGCAGTTAAAGCAACTCAGAGTGGTAGTAATGGGTCAATATCGTGTGTCTTAACAGGTTATAAGGTATGAAACTACCCAATAGTCAGAAAGATGTTGAAGAATTAATGAAGAATATAGATTGGACTAGAACCTTTCAAGTTATAGTGCCACTTCTACAACCTATCATAATTGGTGGTTTATGGTTAGCCTTTGCTAGATTTAATAAGAAAGCTGACGCAGTATCTAAGTTTATTGCGATCGCTGAATCAATACCAACCATTGACCTTAATTTACCTAAACCGGTTGTTTTAGCTTCTCTTTATCATTCAATAGATGAAGCTCTAGACATGCTCAAAGAAGTTATACAGACAATTAAAGATATTGAGGTCCCAACTGCTGAAGACATTATAGATGCTGCCAAAGAAGAAATATTAGACCCTATACTAGACCCCATAAGAGAGAATGACCAATTACAAGCTCTAGCGGCCTGTAATGCTAACGCTAAAAAGAATTTAGGATTTGCTTACTATACACCAGCAGCAGGACTCTGGATAGTGTCCTGTATGCTTCAAAAAGGATTTAATGTTTCTTTGGATTGGGTGACAAAAGAGATTGCCAAACTATGAACGACGAACAATTCCTTCTTGTATGGATTATGAGCTTCTTATTATATTTACTAATTTATACTTATTGGATACCTTTAAAAACCCAAATGAGAATAGAAAAATGGTTGTTAAGTAAAGAATCTGATGAAGCACTTAACCAGGGATTAGAAGTAATAGTTAAGAGTATAAGAGAGCAAACATTACAAGATTTTGAAGAATTTATGTTACCAAGGGCTAGGGAAAGCCTTCAAAAATTTTGGTCTGGGGCTATGGGTAATGCCGCCAAAGAATTAGGGAAAGGGGAAGAAGGATCACAATTAAGTTTATTACATAATATGACAAAGGATCTAAGTGGACAACCATGGTATGTCCAAGCGGCCGCTAGTAAATTACTACCGATCATCGAAAACGCATCGAAAACACAAAAGGTCGCAGTAGATACGGTGTCTGATGGCATGGGATTACGCAAATAACCCACTTCTAAGCCACGATAAGACACCCTATCTACTACTTTCATACAATCTACTCCCTTATCCTAAACTCAGGCCCTACCTCGACGGCACTTGTAACACTTGATTACGTAAGCGGATGCACT